GCAGAGTTGTGCGCGAAAGCGGTAGTGGAGTCCTGCCCGCGTGTGATCGTCAGAATGTTGACGTTCTTCGTCGTTACGGTAACGACTTCTTCGGTCGTGTTGCCGTAGTCAAGGATGATCGTGAACGGAGCTGACGGCATCGAGGATGCGTCAGCGACCGTGACCACCGTGTCTGCGTTCGAGCAGCCTGCAGACAACGCCGTGGCCTGTGCGTTGGAATAGTTCCGTAAGGTCATCAGGCGCTCCTGTGGATCTTCGAGTCATGCCGCAGTAGCAGGGACTTACGTTCGTCGTTCAGGCGTTCCTGCCACATGGCGTAGAACTGCTGGGCGGTCTTGGTCGCTGATCCGTAGGGGACGTCGGTGGCGTTGGTTGACTGGACGATGGACTGGTTAGCCAGTCGCCCAGGCTCCATGGCCTGGACAAGCTGCCAGCAGGAACCCCACACAATGACGTCCTTGAACGAGTCCCACCCGAGTGGGGCCACCACGTCAGTGGAGGCAGCAGGCTCCAGCAGTGGCATCGCCACGGTGGCCGTGACAGGAAGCGCGCCATAGGCGTAGGTGACCAGCGTGGGCGTAACGCCCGTGCCCACGTCACCCGTACGGAAGGTCCAGCGGTCCAGGCTCTGCGGTGGCCCGAAGGGCACCGCTTGGTACAGCGACAGCACCCGGTCACAAGTGAGGGGCAGTGCGTAGGTGGCCCGTGGTGTCCACGGGAAGGTCACGTTCTGCGTGCTGAACAGCGCAGGAGTGGACTTGCGCACCGCTACCTGGATAGCACGGAAGATCCTGGACCGTGGGTACAGCGGGTCGTTGAGCACCTTGGTGCCGACGTCGTGGGAGCCGCTGGTTGTGAAGCCGGCACTGTTCTGCATACGGCCCCACGGCGGGATGGTGATACCGCCATCGTCCACGTCGTCTACAACAACCAGCTCGTCACCGATCTCGACCAGACCCCTGGTAACACGAGAGGTGTTGGCCACCTGGACCAGCAGGTCCGTCGCTCCGACCAGGCTAGTGACGTGAGTGGACATCTCCCGCACGCCGGTAGACGAATGCAGGATGAAGGAGATTTCATCCATCACGTCACTGACCAGCATAATACTCTCCTAAATGACTGCGAAGCCCTGTTTGTCGGACATTCTGACTGCCCGCTCAACATCAACCCGCTGAGTGGTCTGGGGCTGAATACCTTGCTTGCGTGCAGCCCGGTATGCTTCGTTGTCACGGAGGAACTGCTTGTTCGCAGTGACGTTCAAGTCACCGATACGGACGTTGGAGGCTCGTAGGCAATCCCCCCAGGACCCGTGGTCCTTGGTGGGGCAACCGCTGCGGCAGCTCATTTCGGCCGTGGCGTGTTGGGGATGATGTAGACGAGAGCAGCGCCGAGCCCGGCGACGATCGCGGTCGCCCACTCCTGATACGCGCCGTGCAGGACGCCCTGGGCGACAATGACCCCGGCGAACGCGAGGAACGCAGTGATGAACTTCGAGTAGCGGGACATTACTTCACCTTCACAGGAATGCCGCCACCAGCACTGGCGCGGAGCTTGGTCACGGAGCTGAGGCCGACCGCACCGGTGGAGTCAGCGACGTTCCAGCCGAGCCGCCGGCGGTAGGTGTAGATCGCTGCCTGGGTAGCAGCGCCCCAACGGCCATCGAGCGCAGCGGCGTAGAGGCCGACCTTGTGCAGCCAGGTCTGGACCCAGAAGACGTGGCGGGACACGTACTTACCCTTTGCGGCGCGGTTGGCGTTGACCCAGAACACGGAGACGTAGGAGATCGGGGTATAGCCCTTGCCCTGAATAACCAGGCCACTAGGGGCAGGCTTCGGCTTGAGGCCGTCCGCCCACGCCTTCATGTCCGCACGACTGGCGAAGCCAGCCTTGTTGTGGTCGAGCTTCCCGCCACCGTCGCTGTACTGCCAGATCTTCCACGGCGTCGCGATCGAGGGGGGACTGGACGAGTACTGGGCGATGTGGAGGAAATCGCCACGGTAGCTGGTTGTGTCAACGTGCTTCCACGTGTACGTGTTGCAGTAGAGCCCGACACGCGAGTGTGGCCGCAGTATCTTGACCGCCCTGATGAAGGCGTCCTTCTCCGCACAGGACGGGATCGCAGATCCCTCCCAGTCGCAGATGAGCAGGTCGGCATCCGCAATACCTGAGGTGGCAACGAAGTAGCGGGCCTGGGCAGCGATGTTGCCCTGGTGCAGGTAGTGGTACCAGCCGACCGTCCGGCCACCCCGCCGGGCACGCTGAACCTGACCATCTCGATCGGGGTTACGGTAGCCTGTGCCTTCGCTGGCTTTGATGATAACGAAGTCGTCACTTGGAGCTGGCGAGAAATTGGGCTGGAAGCCCGATACGTCTTTGCCTTCAATAGTCACGGAGAATCACTTCGCTTTCGTCTTGGCCTTACGCGCTTTGCGAGACTGTCGGATCTCACGACGGGGAGCCCTCTTCACGAGCGGGCTGTGTTCAACGGACGTAGTGCAGAGAATGAGAGAGATTGGGAAAGCCTTATGGGTCTAGTTACGGATGTGGCGTGCCGAACTTGAACGCGGCGTAGGCGGCCAGGGTTGCGACAACGAGCATCGCTAGAGCGATGCCAAAGTTACGAGGCGCCCACGTCGTTACGGCCCTCACGCCCAGAGCCGCAGATTGACGCGCTTCCGAGGCCACGGCGTCCCTGGCTTTATCGACCGCGTCCTTGGTCTGTTTCTCCAAAGCTAGGGCTGTGTCCTGGCGTGCTTTGTCTGCGAGTTTCAGGCTTGCCTCGGCGGCCCTTTGGTCTGACTGGAGTTGCTGGACGTTTGATTGCAGGACGCTGATCTTCTCGCGGTGCTGGGCGACCTCGGTCCTCAGGTCGCCAATCTTGTCGAGGATGTCGGTAACCTTGACATCGATGCGGCCGAGTGTGACAGCCATCGCTTCGGGTTCGCGCGGAACTTCACTCATTCCCCGTACGTCCCGTCTCCGCATAGCCCATTGTTGTAAACGTCGTCCCCGCTAACCGACCAGCCCGAAGCGGCCCAGTCCGTACGGCCCCATGCCATAGCCGGGACCAAACACCAGCAGGTAGCCAAAGCCTTGCGCTATCAGTTCGTTGAGGGTGACGGAATCAGTCACGTCATAGAGGTGACCGCCGATGAAGTAAGCGCTGGCGGTCTCGATGTTCGGATAGGTCTGCAAGGACCACATGCCGGCCTGATCTCGGATCAGGCTCACACCACGGTCATGCTTGAAACGTGAAAAGAAACCATAGGGCGCTACGGGTTGCAGCTCTGTCGGCAGGTTCAGGCGAGCCATCAGATCAGACCGTCAGGTAGCCGGTGACACCGAAAGTGACGCTGGTCGGCACCCCGGTCGAGGTCCAGTTAACACGAACGAACGTGCCCTTGATCTTGAACTGCTGAACAACACTCTTCGCTGCGCTGATGGCGGCAAAGCCGTCAACAGGGGCCGCGTCGGCCCAGGCTGTGCCCTGATGTGACCACTGCACGGCAATAGTCACGGCCGGGGTCGTGCCGCCCGTAAGTGCGGTGAGGTCCACCTCGACGTTCAGCGTGCCATAGTCAGGCCCGCCGGGAACGGTGCTTGCGGCAGACGATCCACTCGCGGCTTGCGCTGCTGATGGGAGAATTTGAATGACGGGCGCATAGGCCATGACGTGCTCCTTCGGGTAGGGGTTGGACCCGTGGAGCGGGTCTACGTTTGTATCATCTAGGCGCTACGTCCGCAGTAGTGGCTTGCGTTGTAACCCTGTCGGTGTTATAGTTACAACATGGCCGAGACACCGGAACGTTGGATTGAAGTCGAGCTGTACGAAGGCGTGTACTCCATCTCGACACGCGGTGACGTTTACAGCATTCGCGCAGGTCACAACCTGCACCCCAACCGTCGTGGCCTCTTGGGCCACCGCTGCGTCAGCCTGTGCCTTAATGGAACGACGATTCAGCGCGCAGTACACCAGTTAGTGCTCGAAGCGTTCGTAGGACCGTGCCCTCCGGGTATGGAGGTACGGCACCTCAACGGCGATGCTGGCGACAACCGCTTAGAGAACCTGCGGTACGGAACCAGGAGTGAGAACATGCTGGACCGTGTTACTCACGGCACTCACAATCTTGCGAACAAGACCCACTGCCCGCAGGGCCACCCGTACGACGCGAAGAACACGTACATCAACACCAAGGGCGGGCGGATCTGCAGAACTTGCTGCAACGCGGCAGGTAGGGCATGGCGTGCCCGAAGGGCAGAGCGGGCGGCTCGCTAGAGCCACCCACTCCACCCCGCCCAACAAGGCACGGTGTAACGATCAGTTGGTAACCGCTTTGTTAGCCAAACGGACGGCAGCTGCGGAACGGAAGAGTTTCCATCCTAGATTGCCATACCAGCCGTAGGTCAGCTTGCGACCGAACAGGTCAGCAACGGTGGGGTTGATGGCCACCGTGGGCTCACGCACAACACCCTCAGCCAGGGCCTGCTGGCCCAGGAACAGAGTGTCGTAGATGGTCAGCGCACCAGCGCCGGTCTTGTACAACCGGGGGGTCTCCACGAAGTAACATCCTTCGTAGACACCCGTGACGCCGGGCCAGAACAGGTCCGTCGCGTCGTACTTGTGCCCCTCGAACCAGTTCGTCGCGTTGGTCTCCGTGCGGATATCCAGCGCAGTGTCCGGGTGCAGGTAGCATCCGTACAGTTCACCGACACGCGGCTGGGCCGCGTTCTTGCGGAGGGTCTTGACAGCGATCCGAACGTCCTGAGCCTGGATGACGTTCGTGGTGGCGTCCAGGAGGGTGAGCGTCGGAGCGATGTTGTGCAGCTCCGTGGCGACCAGGCCATCGAGCGAGTCGCGCATGTTGTACGCAACCTGTCCAACGATCTGCGCGTCAATGTCCGTGAACGCGAAGTCGTTCACGAGCCGGGTCGAGATGACCGCGTTGCCGTACTCGGCAGGCGTCAAGGTGACGGTGCTGGGTGCCGGGGCCTGAACAGTGTCAGGGTCTGTGATCTCGTTCAGGGCTGCAGTCACGGGGGCCAGGTCACCCTGGATGTAGAACGTGACGGATGATCCAGGCATCTCAACCTGGACCGGCCGCTTGTCGGCAATCTCTCGCAGACAAGTGGCGTTTCGCAGAGCGATCTCTGCGTAGCGGTCTACAACCGCCTTGATGTACGCGGCAGCATTGGTGCTGGTCGCGGTATAGACGTTAACCATAGGGGGACTCTTTCAGGAAGGGAGCCTAAGCGGACATCTCCTTGAGGAGGGCCGTTACTTCTTCCTGTGTCTTTGCATTCGCAATCTTGGCGAACATGTCAGCACGATCACCGGACCGAGCACCTTGTGCCTGCGTGTCATTCATACGCTGGCGCTCGTTTGCGGCGTCATTCTCCGTGTCTGCATCCGTGGACACCGGACTCAAGTTGAACTCGTCGGCATTGTCGGCAACCCATTGATCCAGTGCCCTGGTATCAGTCGGGTCCACGCCGTCCTTCGAGATCCACTTAGCGATGCTGGGCCGAAGGCCCTTCTCGCTCAAGTACGATTTCAGGGACGACTCTCGACGTTCACCGTCGAGCAGATCGAATCGGGTCTGCAAAGCCTTGAAGTCCTTGGTGAGCTTCTTGTGTGCCTCACGCAGGGCCTTGGGAGCTTGCGTCTCGTCTTCAGCCTCGTCGGTGTTGTCTTCGTCATCGTCGTATTCGTACCGCGCCATAGCGCTACTCCCTTAGTATTCGCACGCCGCAGTCACATCCGGGGTTGGTGTGGCTGGCTCATGCTGCCGGTCTTAGATACGCTGCCTTCGGGCCGGTAGGTCTAGGCAGGAGTGAGCGCGTCACCTTTGACAGTGACGTGCCCTGTGTTACTTAGCGATCACTTTTGAGTGCGTTAAGCACCTTAACGATCACTTCAATGATCCGTACGAGGAAGTGGCTCTGGGTGAACGGCATTACACCGGCCACCAGTCCCACGTCTTAGAAGCTGGTCGCACCGCTTCCACTGTTACCACCAACGCTTCCCTTACTTGACCCGTTGAACGTGGCCCGCTCTTGTGAGCGGAGCCGCTGGCCGTTGATGCCAGCCTGTGCTCCGTTGAAGACCTCGTTCTCTGCGGCCTTCTGGTCGTAGCCGATGCCGTAGACATTCGACAGGTTCTTCATCTCGGGCAGCATCTTCCCGATGGCTGCGTAACCCGACTCTGCGGTTGCACTGTTGATACCAATGGACGCCAGGTAGGCGGCACGGTTGTTATCAATACCCAGGCCCTGCCGGTTCGCGGCGGTCTGGACGTCGATCTGGGCAACCTTCTTCTGCAGCAACGGAACCGCACGGGACTTGTCCATGAAGTAGGCAGCAAGGTCTCCCATGCCTAGCCCGTTCTGGGCCATTGCCTGCTTCGTGGCAAAGTCTGTAGACCTGTTGGCGAGGTCCGAGTACGCCTGCGCCCTGGTCTGGATCTCCTGGGGGGAGACGTCCTTGCCGATGTACCCGGCAAAGTCAGAGGGGTCGTCGTAGAAGCCTGAGGGCAGGCCCTGCTGGCGCATGACCTGTCGGTAGGAGGATTCTGTGGCCAGGTACTCAGCGGGGCTTAGAACCGCCATACCGTGCGCCTCGCGGTACGTGTTGCCAGCGAAGCGTGCCTTCCACTCCTTCGTGGTTTGCAGCTGCAGCATGATCGTATCGGCGTTGTCGCCAGCCTTGATGTAGCTGAGGATCTTCCCGGACAGGGACGACAGTCCGAACGAGGCGAACAGGGAGTGCAGCGCATCTGCTGCCGAGCGGTTGGCCGTTGACAGGCCCGCCGTGTTCCACGCAGGAGCCATCAGTTAGCCAACCCCATCTGGCTCAGCACGGAGCGTGCCGTGGTCATCGTCTGATCTTGCGCCCCTTGCGTTTTGTCCCAGCGCGGGTCCGAGCGCAGGTCCTGCTGGAACTGCCAGAGCTGCTTGGGTTCCGGCCTGCCGTCCTTGTTGACGGCGGTCAGCGCCTGACTGATCTTGTTGTCCGTCAGTGCGATGGAGTCTGGGGAAATCTCCAGTTCCTTCGCCATCATCTGCTGATACGGTGCAGCGATGTCAGCCATCGTGGCACCAGCCTGAATGTCCGTGCCGAAGGCGCGGTACTTGGACATGGACATCTTCTTAATCGAATCGAGGATGCCGCTCTCGTCTTGCCCGCCATGCATGGCGTTGGTGATCTGGGAGCTAACCCAGTCGTTGCCGATATCGACACCCATCTGCCGTGCGTACTTGCGCACGTTGTCTTCCATGACGCCGGCTTCGCCGCCGAGCGTCTGGCGCTTGATCTGCAAGGCGTAGTTGACCGAGTTGCGAGCCTGGCCGGTGACCTGTTCGTCCGTCCACCCCATCATCAGGGCTTCGGACGACTTCTCTGTCAGCCACGCAGACGGCGGTGCGTGGCCCGTCTGTGCGGTGAAGACGTTCCTGAGATGCAGTCGCATCTGGTTGACGCGGGACTTCCACTCCGTGGGGTCCGTGGACTGCAAGACCAGCATGGAACGGGTGGATGCTGATTGTGTGCGGTACCACTGCGTGTCGCGGAGTTTAGCAACGAACCTGGCTTCCTGCCACGTCCCAGCAACCGCCTGGTGGAACAGGTTCTTGAGTTCAGGGTTGGAGTTCAGCAACGATGCTGACCAGCCATACTGGGCAGCTAGGGTCTGCTCGTCCAACTTCGGTCCGGTAGATGCCGGCATGACGCCTCCTAGTTACCGTAATACTGGGCAAGCGAAATGCCAGTCATGTGGTGCGAGTTATCCCACGAGCCACCGAGGCTGCGTATCCGGGCAGACAGGCCCGGTCGCGGTTCCTCGATCACTTTTCCCCCGCCGATGTACAGGACGATGTGATCGGCATAGCCGCCAGCGCCGTTGCTGTAGGAAACGAGGTCACCGGGCTTGAGTTGATTGATCGGGACCTGCCTTCCCCACTGTGCCTGCTGGCCAGCGAGCCGTGGGGCGTTCTTGATACCGGCCCTGGTGAGCGCACCCTGAATGAGGCTCGAACAGTCCAGGCCCTGGCCCCAAGAGGTACCACCGAAGACATACGGCACACCGATCTGGGACCTCGCCAGGTTGATGACCTGTGACCGGACCCCCGTCACGCCACCGTCGGCTACCGGGCCACCTTGATTCCACGAGGCGTTAGCCAGCGGCTTCGGTTGAGTGAAGGAGGCTGCGTTGAACGCAGGGACGTTGGTATAGGGAATGGGCTTGTCGCCGGCCTGGATGCCGAGGGCATCCGTGGGTGCGGCTACACCGGCAGCCCCACTGGGGCCTTGGGAGCTACCGGGCGTTGAGCCCAGCAGCTTGTCCATCGCGGTCGTCATCGGATCGAGCATCTTGTCTGTGGCGTTAGGCAACAGGGATGCAGTGCCGAGGTTAGCGTTGACAGGTACGTTAGGTATCTCCGACGCGGTGACCGGCTGACCCGCGCCAGGCCCGGCACCGGGTCCAGAGGTGGTGTACGGAGTGACGCCAGCTGCCGCCATCAGGCGTCCAGCGTCATCCTGACGTGGACCGTAGTTCCCGGACGATGACACCTGCACCGCTTGCGCGGCACGGGCCATGTCCATGTTCTGCCAGCCGTTGATATCCATGAGGCCACGCTGGCCGCCAGCACCACCAGTGAAGAACATCCTGGCAGACGCGCCGACATTCAGCCGCTGGGACCGTGAGCCCCAGGGGCCTCGCTGCTGGAAGATGCCCAGCGAATCGTGGTCTCCGTAGTTGACGTTACGAAGACCGCTCTCCATCAGGCCAGTCATAATGGCGATCTGAATGCCCCTGGCACCGACGCCCAGGCTTTGGCCTACGCCTGCGATGATGGCTGCGTTACGCAGCTGTTCGGCAGTGAAGCCAGCCCTGTTGCCGGGGTTCGGGGTGCTCCGGTTCTCGCCACTCGTGGGGTTAGCCATAGCTCACCTTCTTAGACGGGAGAGGCTAGGGCCTTGAAAAGCATCGGCGCGTAGAAGGCTGCAGCCTCGTAAGCACCGGCCTCCGGGGTGTTGGCAGATTTGTTAGCCTCTGCGGCGAGGTCGCCCGCGCTACCGTAGCCACCCGTTTTGCTGACGTTGCGATCGTTCTGGGTGCGCATACCCGTAACTGGGTCTGCCGCACTGTAGTCGGTCGTCTTTGTCGTTACCGTCGGGTCGGCCTTAGCTAGTGCGTTCGCCCGTGAGAGGAAGTCCTGGATCTCCTCAGGGGTTGCGGCACGTCCGAGGTGCTCAGACAGTGATTTGTTCAGGATCGTCTGTGCGTCACCGGGGTTGATGCTGTCCACCTCGCTAGACGTACTATCCTTGGAGTACGCGCCACTAGAGGCCGCCTTCTGCGCAGCGGTCTGGGCGAGCGCATCACCCGCAGCTTTAGAGCCCATCAGGGCAGGGGCGTCGAACGGAGACACGTTCTTGTGAACCTTCAAGAACTGCTCTGACGCCACCACCATCTGCTTCCACCACGGCTCCAGGGCCTGGAGGTCGTTGCCCTGCACGTCGAACCCGTAGGATCGAAGCTTGGCAATCTCCTTCTGCACCTTGGCCGGTGACCACTTGTAGATGTCCAGCAGGGCCTGGGTCTGGGTCACCGTGGTGTTCGTGGTGACGCCCTTGGTGCCGGGATAAGTGAACGGGGTTTCCCCGCTCCACATCCCGCCTGGGCGCGTTGGGTTCGCCGCGTACTTGCGGGGGGCGGTCTTCGACCCCCAGAACAGCACGGGGTCGGCGGTCCCCGTACCGCCCACCTGTCCACCGTTGGACCGCTGCATCGCTGCCATGTAGGCAGATGCCTTTGCGGCGTAGTCGGGATCACCCAGTGCCGGCAGCCCCGCGCTGATGATCGCGGCGTCACCGGGCTGAGCACCACCGCCCGTCACCTGCGTGGCCTGACCGTTCGCCATGCCGGGCGTAGCCGGTGCCTGTGAGGCCATCGGTGGAGCTGCTGTCGGCTGGGCGTTCGGCAGCAACTGCGCAGGCTGCGGTGACGTCCTGGGCGGCGGAGGTGGCGGTGCCACGTAGTCCGGAGAGTTCGTGGCCCATGCCGGGGCATTGCGCCCGCCTTCGCGGGTGGTGTTCCTAGCCACGGTCAGGCACTCCCAACGGCGAGTTTGTCAACGTACAGCGGGTCGTGGTCGATCCACTTCGACACCCAGTTCTCACTGAACACCGAGTTCTGATTGGCGAGCTTGCCGACGAACTGGGCATACGCTGTGGCAATATCCATGTTGGCCTTGGTGGTCATTGTTCCCGAACCACCGGCAGCCTTGCGTTGCATAAGCATCGCCTTGAACTGATTGCGAACCGTCAGGTACTGCGAGAGCAGCTGAATGTCCGGCCGCTTGGCCAGACCTGGAGCGGCAACAATGTTGGCCATGTCAGGCAGAACCTTCGACTCGAAGTCCTGAGCGTTGTGCGACATGAAATCGTCGTACCACAGGTTAGAGTTGCCGTTGGCGTCGTGACCGAGCTGGTTAATCAGCGTGTGTGTCACGGCGGAGAGATCGGCGAAGTCCTTGTATGACTGGCCACCACGTTCGATGGCCATGGCGTTCAGGTCCGTGATAACCTTCTGGTACTGGAACCAGCCCTGGTTGACCTGCAGGGCAACAGCCGCATCGTTCGGAGACATCTTGGACCGGACATTGTTGGTGTCACCCGAGTCGAGCTGGTTGATCTTGTCGCCGTACTGGTTGCCGTAGACGGTGCTGCTGAACTTACCGGTCCCTTCGGGGCCGATGATGGCACCCATGAGACGTGGGGTCTGCAGCGTGCCGATGACGTCCTTGTACTTGTTCGCAGCGGACTGCGTGTTGGCTGTTGCGTCAACCCCACCGTTGCTCTTGGAAGCGGTCTGCATGAGCGGGAAGTACGCATCCCCGTTGTCCATGATGAACTGCCGGTCAGCCCAACCGGGGTCGTCCGCGTGCTGGTTACGCCCTACTTCCTGGAGCACGTGGTACTGGTCCCGGAAGAACTGGAACTCAGAGACCGGCGAAGGTGGGAACGGGTTGAGTGCGTTGTTCGCCACTCGCAGCCACATCACCTGATTGGTACGGTCCTTGGCTTCCTTCTCCAGCTGCGCCATACCAGTCGGCTTGTGCTTACCGAGGTTGACCTCGGTGTGCAGGTCAGCGATGTTCTGCTGGAACGCAGTGCTCCATGCCTGGTCTTGTTCCTGGAGCGCAACCGACTTGATCCGCTTTTCTGTAGCGGGTATGAAGGAGTCCACCAAGTTGGCTGGCACACCGTAGGAACTGATGAACGTCTTGTAGACGTCCTCCGTCTTGGGGAAGGTCTTGACCAGCTTGCCGATGCCGTACTGCGCGAGCGGGCCGAACCCCGGAGAGTAGAAGGGGTCGCCCTGGGTGATGATGTTGTACGAGGTCTTGCTGATGTGCACACCGAAGTAGCCGTGATCCTCGGCCCACTTCCTGCCACCCCAGCCCGGAACCCGTATGACCATCATGTCGTTGGTGGTGATGCCATCGCCGGCTTTGACGGGCTCGCCCTTGTCGTTGACGACAATCCCCATCTTGTTCGGGGCGTTCCACGCCTGCGAGATGCGGTAGAGTGCGTGCGGGTTCTCGGTAAAGATGCGCCCGTAAGAGTGCAGCCCCTCCTGGTACGCAGCAAAGAACGGGCTGATGTGGCGCATCTTCTGTGCAGCAGAGGTGTACCTGTCACCCGCGAACAGCGTGCGACGAACCTGCCGCAAGGCGATCTCCCGGCCAGAGGCGGCCATTGCGTTGACTTCCTTGTTGCCAAGGAGTTGGCCGTCAGGGATCATCGCAAGCTGGCGCTGGCCCTCTTTGTTGTAGATGCCAGCGAACAGCGGGTGCCGCGTAAGCGCGTCATCCGGCATGTCACCGATGAACTTCATGGCGGAGTTCAGGATGCCGTTGATCTTGTCCTGGAGCTGGCTCTTACCGGTGGTGCGATCAAGGGACTGTCCGTGGATCTGGAACCTGTCCGTCTCGGACGGGAACCACTTGTCGATCTCCTGGGGCATGACCTTCCCGCCATTGGCGAGCCGGTCGGCTATTGGTCCGCGAGTGTAGTGCTTGGCATGGAAGAACAGGTCGCTCGCAGCGTCGTGAGCATCGGCTACGTCAGTGCCGATCTGTGTAAGGTAACGCCGGCCCTCTGGGTTCTTGGTCATCCAGGCTTCTAGACCTGCGATGTTGTCGCCATTGACAACCCGCATGAGGGCAGGGTCCTGTCCGATCTGGTTGTTGACAATCCTCGTCAGATTGGCGGACCAGTCCTTGTCGCCCGGTTCGAGGATCTTGTAGCCACCGTGGGCAGACAAGTTCTTGTTGATGGCGGTGGCAAGGTCGTTGATCTGATTCTCAGCGACGGTGTTCGCTGCACGCCCCCAGTACTGCGTGCCCTCGCCCTCGAACGCAGCAGGCAGGGTGTTGCCACCAACCGTGGGTCCCTTGCGGGCCTGGCCGGAGTGCTCGTAGAAGCCTTGCGCACCTCGGTCGATCTTAGCGTTCAGCTCGGCCAAGCGCTCTGCTGACCCTGCCGGGGCAGCCCCCGTGGCGATGATGCTTTCAAGCGACGTCGCCTCGGTCTTCGCCTGCAATGCGCGGGAGAGCATTGCGCGGGCAGAGTTCCGCCGCGTGATTGCATTGCCAACGACACCGATACGGTCGATCATGACCGTGGCTGCAATCTTGGCACCCAGTTGGGAGTAGGTGCGCAGATCGTTGTCCACAAGGTTACGGGCGGCGTAGCCACCACGGAACAGCATGGAGAACTTGGACACCTTGGTAATGAAGTGCAACGCGCTGTCGGCAAAGTCGTACAGCCCGTCGGCCGTAGGGCCGAACGCCTTCTGGGCCTGGGCGATGAAGTCTTCGCTGGCCTGGACGTGCCGGCCTTCGCGCTTGAGGATCTTCTGCAGCTGTACGAGGTTGACCCCGTTGAACGAGTTGGGCTGCTGCACCAGCGGGACGGTACTGACTGTCTTGCCGGTCTCCTTGTTGACGGCCGCCGAGAGGGCACCGTCACCACCGGAACCACCGGCTGACGCTCGGGTCTCCCTGAGGCCCTGGACGATCTCGTCGGCAGCGGACTGCGAGACCTTCGCCCTGACGGCCAGTGTCTTGATGGCCGCCTTCTCGGTAGCCTCTGCCACAGCGAAGCGCGACTCAGAGGTCTGAGCACCGTCGAAGGCGTTGGCGAAGTGCCGCACCACTTCCGGGTTCGAACCGACGAACTGCAGCTGGCTGACGATCTCCTTGTGCCCAGCATTCAGTTCTACGAGGTCTACGAGGCCGGTAGGCAGGCGCGTGTTGAGCGCACCCGTCACAGCGTTGATGGCCCTGCTGGGACGTGCGGCGTCAGCCGCACGGGCGACCGTGTTGGCGGCCTTCTGCAGCGCCCCCAGGCGCTCCGCAACGACTCCGTGGACAGTTACCCCAGCCTCCTGCGCGGAGTCCTGTAGGACCCGTTCCAGGGGCATGGAAGCGGCGACGTCGTCAATGTTCGGACCGAAGTAACGGCCAGGCATCCGGCCGAGCTTCGCCACAGCCTCAGGGCTGTACTGCGGCAGGAACTTGAGAGACCGGGCACCGACCTGCGCAAGTCGGTTGAGGTCATCCTGAATCGTGGTGATGGCATCGTCACCGTGGATGCCCTTGATCCACTCCAGGTTGTTGGCGGCCAGGGCCTTGTTCATCGGATCGTTCGGCCCGAACTCAGCGAGCAGTTCGCCCTCGTTCACCGTGGAACCGGCGCGGCTCAGGCTGTTCGCCGCACGGGCGAACTCGCGGGACTGGACGTCCGCGAGGCGGGCCAGTGCTCCATTGTCGCCATACAGGTACTGCGTGATGAAATCAACGCCCTGCCTGCGAAGCAGGGGGTCTGACAACCGAGCCACGCTCACGAAGGCGTTGGCGGCCGCTGCCGGATCGGCCGTGGCCTCAAGCTGTGGGAACGCAGCGCGGAAGTCAGATGGACGCAGCAGGTATGCGTCGGTCTTCTCCACCGTCGTCTTCAGGGTCCCCTGTGGGTCGTGCTCAGGGTACAGCGAAGGCTGGACGTGAGTACCGGGAGTCTCTACCGGAGGCACCAGGGTGCGGGTCGTCTTGGACTCAAGGTCCGTTACGCCGAGCTTCTTCATCGTCTGGTTACGGAAGTCTTCGGTACCAGCGAAGAAGTCGTCCATCGCCTTGCCCATGCTGCCCTGGGCGACAGTGCCGGTGAGTATCTTGGCGAGAGCCTGGCGGGGCCTGGAGGCCACCGTGACACCCGTGCCAGTGTCAATGGCGGCCGACAGTTCGGCCCGCTGTGCGCCAGCGATACCCAGCCTGTTGGCCTTGATGATGTTGGTTCCGCCCGCGAAGGCGAGGTTCACCGGGTCGCCGTAGATGTTCTTCATCAGGTCGATGGTGCCTGACGTTATGTTGAAGACAGGGCTGTTCTTCTTGGCGTTCTCGTATGCCGGGTCAGACATGCCGGGGTCCAGCAGGCGTGCGTACTCCTGGCCGTACGAGTTCGTAGCTGAGTTGTTCCAGCCTTGACGAACGTCGTGCGCGAGCGCGGACGCTGCGAACGAGACAGTCTCCCCGAATCCGTGCACGTTTGAGGAGTCGGGAGCCTGGTCGCCTTGGCCGGACGCGATGAAGTTGAACGTCGAGCCAGCGCGGTTTACCTTGTCGAGACCGAAGTTTGCGGCTTTGGTGATGTCCGTGCCCAGCGTACCTGGGATGGTGTTCGTTACCTGGTTGTGAGCAACCTGACTGAGATCGGTCTGCAGGCCGCTCATGCCGCCAGCCTGCAGTGCGCCGATGGCGTCTTTGATCGTAGAGAACGGGGCAGACTGGACGGCGTTGAAGACAGCGCCAATCTCCTGACCATCGGTGGCAACCGTGTTGAAGATGCTTTTCAGGCGATCCATGAAACCCACGGTCAGTCCCTGCTTTCAGCCAAGACGTGCTTTCAGCCGCAGTAGTGCGGCACGTGCGGAAGGAGTCGAGCCCGGCAGGTTGACGATCTTTTCCCAGACGGGGATGTATTGCGCCATCGTCTGGGCATCAGCGCCCACCATGTCTAGAGACGGGCCACCCAGGACCGATGAGCCCGGTCCGGGGCCTGCGTCCGCTCCAGAAGTAACGGGCTGGTCGGGAGCCTGGGTATCGGCTCCGAACGGCACCAGCCCGGCTGCCTCGGGCGATACGGGGGTAGCGTCCCCAGGCCCGGCAGCTGCCGCCATAGGGGCACCAGACTGGATGGCAGCGAAGTCCTTGCCATCACCGTAGGAGCCGCCGCCTATGGGGCGAACCATTGCTTTCGAATCGCTCACGCCCGTGTCCGTCCTCTGGGATAGGGCTCCAGGCCCGGAGATCGGGGCGGGATGGGCGGGCGGCTGATAGC